CCCTGTTCCTCCTGGAGCAAGAGCTGTTCCGCTGCGGCGCCAGCGATGAGGCAGCCTTCGTGGTGTGCCACAGCCACCCCTTCAACAAGTTCGCCGCCGATGGCAAGCACAACGCCGATGAACTGCTCTGGGCCGACATCCTCCGGGCGCGCGCCAAGTCCGAGGGCGGCGAGGTCGATGAAGACCCCGGCTACGAGGCCACCGTCACCGTCGAGCCCACGCCCAAGGACAAGTCCGTGGACTTCCTGACGCAGAGCGAGAAGGACAGCCTGCCCAACACCTTCATTGATGAGTACATCGCCTGGGCCACCTCCAAGACCGACGCCGCCACCGAGTACCACGTCGCCAGCGCGTTCATGATCCTCTCCACCGTGTTCTCCGACTTCGGCCACGCCGTCCCGAAATTCGGGCGGCTGCCGCTCAACCTCTGGTTCATGGTGCTGGGCGAGACCACCCGCTCGCGCAAGTCCACCACCCGCGCGCTCGGCCTGCAGTTCATCAAGGCCCTCGCCGTGGTGCCCGAGGGCGATGACCCCGAGGCCCTGGACTTCAACTACGATCTGGGCTCCGACTTCACCCCGGAAGCGCTCGACAACGAGCTGCTGAAGCGCCCGAACCGCTCCGCGCTGCTGCACCGCGATGAGGCGCAGGGCTGGATTCAGGAGATGGACAAGAAGGCGTACATGGCCGGCGCCAAGGGCAAGATGACCGAGCTCTACGACGGCCACGTCTCCGGCAAGCTGCGCGCCACGGGCGACAACAACCGCCGGGGCTCGGTGGACGTGGCCCTGACCCTGTTCATGATGGGCATTGCCTCCCAGGTGGCCGACTACCTCACGCAGGATGACTTCAGGAGCGGCTTCCTGACCCGCTTCATCTACATCGAGGCCACCCCGCCCCCGCGCACGGCAGCCTCGGACTGGCTGGAACAGGCCGACATCCACGAGGTCAAGCAGGGCGATGAGGTCTTCATGGCCATGGTCAAGCAGATCGAGCAGGCCCGGGACCACTGGTGCTCCTTCGGCAACCAGCCCAACGGCCCCACCAACCCCGTCCCCTGTGTGCCCGAGGCGTGGCTGCGGCTGAACAAATTCATCACCGACGTGCTGGACGCCGCCGAGGGCCACCAGCGCCACCAGATCATCGAGGCCGCGTCCGACCGCCTCACCAAGTCGATCCTGAAGGCAGCCACGCTGCTGGCCATGCTCGACTGCTGTGACCAGGTGCAGGTGCCGCACATGCTCGCGGCCATCAACTTCGCCTCCAGCTGGTTCGGCCACATGGTCAACATGGCCAACCGCATCTCCGAATCCAGCTGGGCTCGCCGGCAGGCGCAGGTCGAGGAGTTCCTGCTGGAGAAGGGCGGCGCCGCCAAGTGGGAGGTGGTCTACCGCCACTTCCGCCAAGACCTCCGGGCCGATGAGTTCCTGAAGATCATCCAGGCGCTGCAGGACGCCGGCATTATCCAAGTCACTCCGCTGGAGAAGGGTGTCCGCTGGATCACCCGCATTGACTTCGAGGAGGAAATCGCAGCATGAGCACCCAACCGAACCTGATCTTCAGCGCTGACCCCAGCGAGATGAAGGACAAGCGCCTGAAGCAGCTGCAGCGGGCCAAAGAGGTCTGGATCACCTCGGCCCTGGCTGACCGCCGGGAGCGCATGGTCATGGCACACGAGCTGCACGGCTTCGAGCTGTTCTCCCTGAACCAGCTGGCCAAAATCTGCCGGCTGACTGTCCCCACGGTCTCGCGCCACATGAAGAAGAACGCAGTCGGCGGAAAATTCCAGCCCGAGGTCTTGTCCTCTGTCATTTATCTTCGTAAGCTCGTGATAATAAACACCCAAGTACCAGCCTCGTTCGTTAAGCAGGCCGTGGAGACCGGCACCTCGGTGGGGGTCATCGCACGGCTGAGCGGGGCATCCGAATCCACCCTCTATTTCAAATCCAAACAGTAGGAGCACACCATGCAGGTAGTAGGACTCACCGGCTTCGCCGGGGTAGGCAAGAGCACGGCAGCGCAGTACCTCGTGGAGCGGCACGGCTTCACCCGCCTGTCCTTCGCGGCCCCGCTGAAGAAGATGCTGCGGACGCTCAACCCTGTCATGGGCAGCAGCCGCGTGTACTCGGGGCTGAGCGCTACAGGCAGCAGCCGCCCGGTCCACCTCGATGAGGTGTTCAACAAGTTCCAGGGTGACGAGCTGGCTGTCAAGGCCTCCCGCTACGGCGACGAGTACCGCCGCCTCCTCCAGGTGCTCGGGACCGACTGCATCCGGTCTGTCTCTGAGGACTTCTGGGTGGATGCCGCTATCAAGCAGATGCCCAGCTACGCGAACGGCAAGTACGTCTTCGATGACTGCCGGTTCCCCAACGAGGCTGAGGTCATCAGTGCCATGAACCCCCTCGGCCTCTGGTACATCGAGCGCGAGGGCGTCCACGCGGCCAACGGCCACGCCTCCGAGCAGCACGCCGGCAAGATGGGCGAGCAGGTCTTCCTGTTCAACGGGACCGGCCAGCTGGAGTTCCTGCACGATCAGATCGACAACGCCGTGGACATGGCCTTCCAGGACGTGAAGGCATGAGCAAGCGCCCTTACGTTTGGCACAGCAGCAAGTTCCTGCCGAGTGAGAGTTTCCGGCGCCCGTGGGCCGTCACCATCGGCAGGCCGGAACACCTCAACGACTACGAGAACTCCTTCAAGACGCTTCCCGAAGCCCACTCCTTCGCAATGGGCATGGTCGGCGCTGAGGAGGCGGTCTCCCAGTGAGGGTCTACCTCTCCAGCGCCGACGTGGTGACGCCGGCCTGCCTGGAAATCCTCTCGCGCGTCAAGAATGACACCATCCCGAACATCGAGCTGGAGTTCAGCAAGATCGTAGGGGAGGAGCTGCCGCCCAACGCCACCGTGTTCGCCATGGGCTCCTACGCCCGCAAGGGCACCGAGCGCGTGGTCCCGGCCCCGTCCGTGGCCCAGTGCCTGACCAAGCCGGACATCCTCACCCGGCTGGGCACCGCGTTCCGCCTGCTGGCCACCCCGCCCGTGCTCCCCGAGTTCGAGTACACGGTGATTGACGACCTTACGGATGCCACCGACTTCCTGATGTCCATTTCGGACTACCCCAAGATCGTGGTGGACATCGAGACCTCCGGCGACATCTCGGTGGATGAGGCGGACCCGCGCCGCATCATCTCCATCGCCATCACTGCCGGCGGCATGGCCTACGTTTTCACGGAGGAACTGTGTGCCGGACTAGGCTTCTACGGCGCGTTCTGCGGGTTTATGGAACGCAACGGGATGATCGCCGTCAACGGCAAGTTCGACCTGAAGTATTTCCCCGATGCCAAGGTCCGGTTCATCCGGGACACCCAGCTGGCGCACTACGCGCTGTTCCCGGCAGCCGGCCAGCACGACCTGAAGAACACCACCAAGAAGTATTTCGGCTTCGAGGACTGGGATGAGGCCACCAAGGAGTACACCCGCAAGGCCACCTACGAGGAGCCGTGGCGCGATGAGGAGACCGGGGCATGGGCTGACGCTCGCGCGTACTCCACCGGCTCCGGCTACGAGCGCATCCCGCGCCACCTGCTCTACCGCTACAACGCCTTCGACGTGTACGCCACTTGGCACTGGGATGTCCTCATGGAGGAATACCTGGCTGACGATGAGGACTCCCAGAGGGTGCTCGCGCTGCTCATGAAACTCTCGGACATGTTCATGGCCGTCGAGAAGCGCGGCATCCGGCTGGACATCCCCTACCTGGAGGAGCTGTCCGGCATCCTCACCGCCGAGAAGATCGAGGCGCTGGCGAAGCTGGGCGAGCTGGCCGAGAAGCCGGGCCTGAACCCCAACTCGCCCAAGCAGATCAAGGACTGGTTCACCGAGCGGGGTGTCCCGCTGAAGGGGACCGGCAAGGAAATCCTGGAGGACTTCGTGCTCGATGAGCCCGACGACTCCCCCGAGGCTTTGGTGGCATCCCAAGTCCTTGTGTGCCGGGACTACACCAAGCAGCTCGGCACCTACGTTGACGGCTACCGGCTGCAGGCCGACGCCAACGGCATCGTGCGGCCCGGCTACAAGCTCACCGCGTCCACCACGGGCCGGCTGGGCGGGCAGGGCGCCTCGATGCTCACCCTGCCCCGGGACAAGCGCCTGAAGAAGATGGTGCTGCCGTACACCCCGCAGGAGCTTGTGGTGGGCGCGGACCTCTCGCAGGCCGAGCTGCGCGTGATGGCCTGCGAGTCGCTGGATGAGTGGATGATCGCGGCCTTCCAGCCCGGCGCCCCGGACTTCTTCGACAACCTGCTCACGCAGGCCTACCCCCAGACGGACTGGTTCGAGCTGCACCACCGCGTGGATGTCACGCACGAATGCACGGAAGCGGAGGCCGACTTCTACAACGGAAAGCGCGCCTCGATGAAGGGCGTGGTGTACGGCAAGAGCTTCAACCGTGGAGACCTCGCCATCTCCAAGGCGCTGAGAATCCCGCTGCGCGAGGCGAACCAGCTTAGCGATGCCTTCATCCGGCCCGGCTCGATGTTCGCCCTGTGGCGCGAGGAAATCACCGAGCGCGCGCTGAACGGCGAGGCCATCGTGACCAAGTTCGGGCGTCACTTCCAGTCCGAACTCATCACCCGCAAGAACAAGCACCTCGTGGTCAACTCGGCGTTGGCCTTCACCTCGCAGTCCACGGCCAACGACATCTGCCTCACAGCGGCTCTGGAGGTCAACAAGTGCCTGCCGGCCTACGGGGCACACCTCATGGGGACCATCCATGACGCCATCTACGCCTCCACGCCCAAGGATGAGGTCGAGCTGGTTGGCCCTGTACTGGTCCGCGAGCTGGCCAAGGCCGGGCGGGATGTCTACGGTGACCTGGTGCCGTTCACCGCCAGCTGGGGCTCCGGGAAAAATCTCGCAGAGGTCTAGCTATTGACACTCGTGCGCGAGGGTCTATAGATTGGTGTTTACACCGCACAGGACATAGGAGCACACAATGAAAAAGGGCCAGAAGGTCAAGGTAATCGCCTCTCAGCACCACGCCCCCTTTCGCAGCGAGCATGACTCACGCGCGCTCGTTGGGCGCGATGGGGTAGCAACGGGGAGGAGCCGGGGCCGTTACATCGAGGTCACGATCATCTCGCCGCTGTCCGGTCGCCCCTACGCCTACCTCATGGACCCCTCCGAGCTGGAGGAAGCCAGGTGAACGGCACTGCCGAGAGCCGTGCGCAGCTCGGCGCCTACCGCCACATGGCCTATGTCGGCGGGCGCGGCTAC